TCAGTCAGAGGATCGGCTGACGTGACCTCGTAAATGACCTGCAGCACGTCACCGCTGTTGTGGGTCGAGGTGTCGACGTTCAACGTCAACGTGGTTCCGGCCAGATTCGTGTATCGGGTAGCGGTGTCTCCGGTGCTGTAAATCACAACGCCGCGGGTCTGGTTGATAACGGCGACCAGATATTTGACGTTGAAGCCTGAAATGCCGGACAGGTTGACGGTGCCGACGCCCGAGGCTCCAGGCGTGAACGTGTAGGATGGAATGGTGAATTGCTTCATGGGTCAGCCGAAAATGAGAGCGTTGACGATGGATTGGCCGTTGGTGATTCCGCCAGATGATGCCGTCTTGTTCTTCCAGAGCCCGCTGGATGTCTCGTAAGTCAAAACCTGATCGTTGGCCGGGCTGGTGATGAGCACGTCGTGCAGTTCATTCAGCTCTTGGCCGTTAATGACTTTGATATAGGCGCGACCAGCAGAACCGTTGCTGGCCGATACCACCCAGCCAAGGAAAACGCCGTGCGCCGGCTGGGTCGGGCGGGTGTTGGTCCATCCTCCGGCCGTGGACGAGAGCCAGAGCGCCTGGCCGTCGGTAAAGGTGGCGGTCGGCAGGTTGCTCAGGCCGTCGAGGAAGCCCTGGACAATGATGTAGCCATCGACCGTGTTTGTGATGTTGCCCATTGCAACACCGATGGTCGTTGCTGCCGTGGCCTCGGAATCTGCATCGGCAAGCTCGACAGTGAGATGGGTGCCCTGGGATCCAACAATGTAGACAACCTGCCCCTTGGTGATCGTGCCGGCGCTAGCCTTGCGCACTATCTTGACCGTGGCTTGATTGAGCTTTGTGCCGTTGGCGTCGTCCAGGAGCGTCTGGAGCTCGACCACCTCAGAAATTGGATGGGTATGGGCAGAAGGCGGAAAGGTGGCCGGCTTGCCGGTGACATCGTTCCACGCCACAGAACCACCGGCTCCAGTGGTTCCGGCGACATAGCGCGGGAATTGAACCAGAAAACTCTGTTCCTGAAACGTGATGGCCAGGTCGCTCATGTGGTGGTCGTGATCCGGCGGACGATGTTCAGTTGGAAAACAACAAGAGTGTGCGGTCCGAACGTCGGGCTTGTCCGGTAGATCACCAGGTCGGCCACCAGCTTGTCGCCGATGTTCTTAGTGATGGTCTGGGCGCCGGTCAGCTCCAAGGTAAACGTGGCGGCTCCGGCCACCGAGAGATCCGCGGTGGGGGTCAGCGTGACAAACAGCGAAAGATCGTCAGCGTTCCGGACCTCGCACTTCGCCAGGATCCCCGACCAGGAGAAGGTTGCATCGTCCGGTATGGTCACAGTCACCGGCACGATCCACCGGTCGCCGCGGGGAATCTCTTGGGTTACGTTGGTCATTTGGGGAGAGAGTACCAGCCTTCCGGCAGTGTGATTCGGTTGCTGGAGCGCACAGGAGCCCCGTCCGCACCTTTGACCCAGACACGAGCTTTAACGCTCTCAGCAAGGCGCACAGGCTCGCCGTGGGGCACATAGACCACTCGGGTCTGACAGCCACAGCTAGATGCCAGAGCGATCAATGCGATCCAGCAGCTTTTGTTTAAGCTCGGGGTCTGGTTTGGCATCTTCGGCTGTTGGTTGAGTTTTAGCCAGGCCGGTCAGCCATTTTAGAATGGCTGTCACGATCTGCTCGATCACGTTCATTCCGGTTTCTTCTCGGCGTCCTTGGCGGCGATGAGGCCCACACCGGCGGTCACCGCGGCAATGGTTGCAGCGAGATCGACGTTACTGCTGGGATCACCGTCGAACAGAGCCCTCAAGGCCCCACCGACTGCGACGAGGATGGCTCCGATACCGGCGAGAGTTGTCTTGGTGTTTTTCATTTCTTGATGGCTTTGTAGAGGGCAACACAGGCCGCAAGGAGGCCAACCACGGCGGAGACAAAACGGATCTCGTCGGTGAGCTGGGGCAGCATAGATGCAGACGTTGCTGCTGCTGCCGTGCCAAGAGACAAGGCTAGTCCATTCGTTCCACCGCCGTGGTTGGTTGCGTCCATGTTACTCGGGTTTGTGTTGCGCGGCTGCGGTTTCGAGGATTTCAACGAGCGGCAGTCCGACCTTCATGTTTTGGACGTTGCCGGCCTTCATACCAATGACCAGCAGTTCATAGAGCTGGTTGAATTGCTGGGGAGTCAGTTCGATCTTGATCATATCAGGCGGCAGTGTCGGAAACGACGGGCTGCTCCGCAACCAAAACCGGCTCCACCTGCGGCAACATCGGAGGCACGATCATCTCGGGCTGGGGCGGAGGAACCGGAGGCAACCACGGCAGCGGCGGAGCGATGATCGGCGGGTTGATCTGGTCGTTGATCTGCTGCGTCACGTTCGCTTCGATGGCAGTTTGATTGACTCCAGAAGCAAAGCACCAGCCGAGGACTTGATCCTGCGTGAGCTGATCGTACGGAGTGAAGTTCTCAGTCGGCGGAAAGAATGAGGTCGATCCGTAGCAAGTGCCGCTGTACTGATCCTGCGAGCCGTTGCATCGCCAGTCGGCGGTAATCACAACGTCCGTGAGAGTGCCTTCGGTCGGTTTGACCAACAGGCGTTCAATGATCCAAGAGAGGGTAATCATGGGATTAGGCGAGAGTGATGTTGGCGACTCGGGTTGTGCCATCAGATCCGCGATAGCTAAAGCGGAGGTTGGTGTTGCTGGTGGCGTTGACGGTTAGCTGGCCGTTGACAGTCAACGTGGCGGGAGTTGCGGAAGATTGCAGAATCAGATTCCCACTCGCATCGAGGGTCATCGCTTGGGTCCAAGTGATGGCGTTGCCAGCGGTTGGGGTTACATCAGTGCTTCTGTACCACTGATGCGATGCGTCCACCAATCGGTACTGTGCCGCTGGCTGGCTGACCGCATAGTTCCAAACAATGCCAGCGGAATATGTGGCATAGCTGTTGTTCGAAAACCATGAGTTTGGCGAACTAGTAAGCGCGCTCTTGGCACCAGTCAAACCCTGTCCAACCCGCCCAATTTCAAGTGCTTGATAATACGTTGAATCCGTCGCACTCGGCGTAACCCCCACGCCGACGTTGCCCCCGTTGGCAATTACAAATCGCTCAACGCCGTCTTCCTGAATCTCATACTGAAGCGTTCCAGAGCGATAACCAGCGGACCACGTTTTCGCTCCTACCTTGGAGTTGAATTTAGCGTAAGTTCCAGCGCCTCCTTCGACCAAAATGACCGGGAACGTTCCCGTTGGACTTCCCCCTACGCCTAGCCCCACGGAGTCTACACGAAAACGCTCAGTGCCTCCCGTACTAACAGCCCAAATATCGGCTGCTGGATTGAAAATGCCGGTGTTAGTGTCTCCAGTCGTCGTGATACCCGGCAGCAACGCAGTGCCAGCGGCGAAAGTCGAAACGCCGGTAACACCCAGCGTAGTCCCCACCGTAGCCGCGCCGGTGATGGTGGCGGAGGCGAGGGTGGCGGATGGCGAACAAGCGAGGATGTTGTTGATCGAGATGCGCTTGGTCGTACCGGATGCTGCCATCGACGTATCAGAAACGTCGACAATCGGCATCATGTCGTTTGCGGGATCGGCCGTAGTAAGGGCCGTAAGGGCTGTAATCTTTGAGTCTGCCATGGGTCAGTTTGATTGAATTTGAAGTTTTCCGTCGTCCTCCCGAAAGAGAAAACCAGCGTCCTCTCTCAGTAAGGAATCAAAGGTGCCGAACGTGATTACGATTTTTCCGATGCCGTCCTCCTGCAGGATGAAGAACTCGTCCTCCTGGAGAAGGTCACGGCGCAGCACAGGCAGGTCAGTGCCACCGGCTTGACCGGGAAGCAGCCTGTTGAGTGCTATGCCGAGTGAAATCATTAGGCGCGAGCGTTAAACGCCAACACAGAGCCGCTGGAGATCTGGAAGCCGGTGATGTTGCCAACCATCGGGGTTCCAGCGGGAATCGTCTTGGAGGTCCACGTTCCGGCAATGCGGTGTCCGGTGATCGACGTGAACACCGTCGGCTCAATCGGGATCAAGCCAGACCAAGCGCCGGTCTGCGCTGCGGTAGTGGTGAACAGCTCGAAGCCTTCGCGGCCCATGCTGTACTCGGTTGAAATGTCTGCTTGAACGGCCATTTTGTTTGATCGGTAGAGGGGGCCCCGGCCGTATTACCGAGGCCCCCGGGTTGTGTGTTATCCTTTGCGAACTTTCGGTGCAACGCTGCCCTGTATCCACAGGATCAGCTTTGAGCCCTCTGCAATCTTGGCAGTGTTAAAGTCGGTGCGCTGGGCGGCTGCATCGACTTCGGGACCGGCGACAATCTTTGATTTGCCTGCCTTGTCCACTGCAATGGTCGTGGCGATTCTCATGACTTGGCCGATTAGGCGGTGGTCAGGATCTCGGCCTGGGTCGTGTCCGCGGCCGCGGCGCCGAACATGATGTCGTAGGACGCCATGTGGCTGCGGCTCGCGCGGCTGTACCAGACGGAGAGCAGGCAGCTCAAACCGTTGTTGGTGGTAACCGTGCGCTGCTCGATGAACTCACCGGCGATCATGCCGACCGGGAGGCCAGCGGCGATGGCGATGGAGTCAGGGCCGCAAACGAAGCCGACCGTGTTGGTTTCCGCGGAGGTCCAGCGGTTGTTCTCGGCGATCACATCGAAGCCGAACCGGCCGTTGTTGAGGGGGCCGTAGCGGCTGTCGGGCATAGCCACGGTGCCGGCGGAGGCGGTGCTCAGGCCGGAGAACTGGATGCGGGCCAAGTGGCCACCGTCCAGGATGAGGTTCTTGCTCCGGTAGTTCTTGGCAAGGGCGAGGATCGCAGGAAGGTCCGAGCTGTCGAAGTTGGCGGCGGAGCCGATGCCGGTAACGGCGCCGTAGTTTCCGGTGACCATCAAGGCAGTCAGAACATCGCTGATGCCGTAGGCGAACAGGTCGGCAGAGCCAGCGGCCAGGTCGGCCAGGCTGAAGCCCTGGTTGAGCTCGGCCTGAGTCACGGTGAAGTTCTTCGAGATCTGGTTCACGGTCACCGAGGTGGCCGCCAGCGTGCTGTCGTTGTTGGTCTCCCAGGAGGTCGGGTTGGTCTGGGCCGCGGTGCCGGTGGTGTACTTCTTCACCTGCACGGTGGCGCGGGGGCGCAAGTTGTCCAGGCCGACGTTCCGGGAGAACGCGGAGACCAGCGCCAAGCGGTTCGCAGCGACGGTGATCACGGCGTCCGCAAGGTAATCAACCACGAGGCCAGAGGCGAACGTGTTGGCGTTCTGGGGAGCGTGAATGGCGCTCTGGCGCAACAGCTCGCTGTGGTTGGAGATCAACCAGGAGCGGCGGTCGGCACCGGCCTGCATCTTCTTGTGAGCCTCAAGCAACGGGTTGCCGAGGTTCTCGATGCGAACCGGGGCGATGGGCTCCGGAGCCGGGGCGGCGGTGATGGTCTTGGCGCTGATGGCAGCGGCAACGGCCTTGGCGACGATGGCGTCGATGTCGAGGGCGGTCGGCGCACTAGGAGCGGCCGCCACCACGGTGTTGGATTCAGTCATGTTGTGTGGTGTCTGCTGTGATGTCGGCGCGGTTGTCGCGCCATCTTCGGAGGCGGAAGTGCCTGCCGTAGAAAGTGTATCGTCCGGAGATTCATCCGGTGTTTCGCCTTCCTCGATTTCGAGCTGGGCATAGAGGGCCTTGAACCAGTCACGGCCGGCGGCGCCGCCCCACAGATTGGCTGACACGTCTGCCGGGCTGTTGGGCTCGGCTTCAAGGAAGCGCTCATTGCGCGCCCACCATGCGTTCGCCTTCTGGATCTTGGCCTCGTTAGGGGCTTCACCGGCCACCAAGGCCTCGGCCTCTAAGACGGTCTGCTTCTCAAGGCCATCACCGGCGAGACCTTCGGCATACTGCTCAAGGCCGCGGCGGAGGTTGTTTCGGACGGTCTCCGGGGCGGTCTTGGTGACGGCCCGAGGATGCCAGCAGGCTGCCATGGCGAGCTGCTCGGTCGAGCGTTGAGCCAGTCCAAACTGGATGGCTTCCTGGGCGGTGAACCAAGTTTCGGCCTTCATGGCTGCCCGGATCTGCGAAGTCGGTTTTCCGGTGGCCTTGGCGTAGATCGAAGCCAGAACCTCGGCGTGTTGGTCCAAGGCGTCGGCCATCTTCCGCATATCCTCCGAGGTGCCTGCCACCATTCCGGAGGGGTCGTGAATCATGAACAGAGACGCTTCGGCCATCTCAACCGTATCGCCGGCCAGGGCGATGATTGAAGCAATCGAGGCCGCGATGCCGACCACCCGGGTGGTGACGGGCGCCTGACGGCCTCGGAGCATATTGTAGATCGACAAACCATCCCAGACGTTGCCGCCGGGGCTGTTGATCTCGACCACAAGGGGGCCTTGGCCGACGTCCTGCAGGGTTTGGCTGAAGGCCTTGGCCGACACACCGGATCCGCCGAACCAGTCCTCACCGATTTGGTCGAAGATCTGGATGGTGGCGGGCTCCATGGCCGAGGCCCGCGGCTGGTAGGAAAGCCAGTTGGTTACTTTAGTCATTCGGTTTTCTTGGCCCTAGGTTTGCGTTTCTTCGGGCCTGCCACGGCAACAACCTCTTGGATGGGCTCGGCCGGGATTTGTTCAGGCATAGTGCCCGACGGGTTTTCCTGCATGGCCATGTCGGCCGGCTCAGGTGCAATCGGCTGCTTCTGGGCGGTCGAGATTTGCGAGACGTCGATGCCGTACTTGCCAGCGAGGTCTTGAATGTATTTGGCCTGTTGAGCCTTCGACTCCAAGGCGGAGCGCCAGTCGATACCGCGGGCGCCGTAAATCTCGTCAAAAGTTGTCACACCGGCTTCCAGCTCGGCCAGTTGGGCGGCAGAGTTGCGGCCGACGTCGACATTCGGAGCCCGCGGCGCCTGGATGGCGACTTCGTACCAGTCGTCGGGAGAGTCGCGCAGGCTGGGATCCACCCGGATGGCGTATTCCATTACATACTCCCAGATGCGGCGGGCGGCCGATGCCATCACCTGGTGGCGGCTCCGGAACCACACCGACGACATATCGAGGGCGCCGCGGTAGACGGTACCCTGCATTCCCTCGGGGAAAACCAAGATGTACGGGATGCCGACGCCGGCGCAGACCTTCTCGGTCAGGTTGCGCCAGTATTCGCGCATGTTCACGTTGGGGCGGTCGGCTTGGAACTGCTCGAACTCGTCGCCGGACTTCAGCACCTTCACCGAGGAACCAAACACGTTTTCGTAGTAGTTCTGGGCGGTGCCTTGAGAACCGGCCACACCGGAGCGCAGGCTCGTGGCCTGGACTTCCCCGGAGCTTGTCTTGATCACCTGGGCCACGCTGGAGGCGAGCTTGCAGGATTCCATCTCCAGCTTTTGGAGATCGTCCAGGTCGTGAAGGTCGTTGATTACACAAGCCACGAACGGCAGGCCGCGGAGCTGGCCGGCACGCTGGGCTTCGTAGATGTGAATGATCGAGTCGGATGAGATCGAGCGAATGTCGGCGAGCTGTCCCTGTTGTTGCTCCTGGCCGACGAAGTAACTGAGAGCCCGACCGGTGCGAGTATCGAACCGCACACCGTCGAAGATGTCCGGTTGATTCTCCTGCCCGGTAGGGGTGGAAACCTGCTGCGGCTCGATGAGCTGCAGGCGGGGCCGGCCGGTTTCGCCCTTAGTGAGCAAGATGAAAGATTCGCCGTCGTAGAACCAACCGCGGGAAGCCAATGACATCAGGGTGCCGAAAGACTGCCGGGATCCGATGTCCGGATATCTGCACCAGATATCCCACCATTTTTTGGCCTTGAGATTCCATTCCGGATCCGAGGAAGCCGGCTGCACGCTGAAGTTGCTGCCGACGGTGTAGTTCTCGAACAGGTCACCCAGGCGGTTCATCACCGCGTTATTCTGCTCGAAGAACCGGGACTTTCGGACAATCTGCTGCCGGGTGGAGCTGGTGACATCGAACCGCACCGAGGTGTAGCTCGTATCGAGGAAGGAACGGCGGATCGAGTTGGACGCGCCCTCGTATCGGTCGACGGGTGCCGAACGGAACTTAGCCAGGATGGTGTCGAGGAAACCCATTAGGACATCCCCACCCGGTAGCTCGCCTCTCGGCGAAAGTTCGAGAAGTCGCCGCCGTAAGACGTGGCAGCCACGAGCACCACGGCCATCATCTTGTTGTAAATCTGGGTGTCGGTGGGGCTGGCAACGCCTTCCTGGTTGAGATAATAGACAGCTAGGTCGTAGTCATCGAGGAGGCTTTCCCACATCTCGACCATCTCGGACGGGGTGGGGGCGCCTTTGCCGGGCTCGGCGAACTCGACGGACACATCCGACGATGAGGTCGACCGGACAACCTGTCCGGATTCGATCACCGACGAGGCCGCCACGGACTTGGCCGACAAGGCGGCCAATAGGGTCACGCCACCGAGCGTCGAGTAGACAGCCCGGAGGTAGCTCCTTTTGATGGCCACCGTGAATGTGAACATTCCGGCGGAGACCCTGCAGG